CTACATCTTCAGGAAGGATTATAATATTTAGCTTAGTTTTGTTCTGAATGTATCCAGTCCATAGTCTAGAGATATTTTCATGGTTGATAACTTTATCACCATGCTTTTCTTCTCTATCTTTACTAACTAGCTTTTTTGTTTGTTCCAGTATTTTTGTACTGTCCATATTTATAACTCCATAACTTAGGTTTTTTTGTTTTAATATTATACTCACCATGTCTAAGTATTCTTGCTAGTCTACTTTGGTGGTATGCTTCATCTACAGTCATTTTATTTCTTAGATATTCTTCTATGACTGCTTTCCAATTTACATCTATATCTTTCTTAGGATTAAGAACTCTAGATGCTTTAACATGACCTACACCAACGCAACCTTTATAACCATCAGTTTGGTCTCCTGTTAATACTTGTGTGC